GAGACGTTGAAAATTCTCACGTCTGCTGCTAAGATTCACCAAGAAAACCAACAACGCTTGGTAGCTCGTAGTGTGAATTTTGTTGCAGAAAGACATTATTGTCCCAACTGTCGTTTGACCCAAGAAATTTGTGAATGTGCTACTGAAAAGCAAGCTTCTATTGCTGAAACTTTTGCTTCAGTACAGTCGCAATTGGAATTGATTGGAAATAAGACATCTGCCATTGTAGATTCTATTCCAGCTCGTATTTTTGATTCCCGAGTCGTTCGTGCTGCTTATTTGACAGCGCATGCTAAAGACTTTATTACTTATGAAAAGCAAATGAGGAATACTTCATTATTTTGTACGTGTTTCTTTACCTTGTTGTTTTCTTGTATGTCTTTGCATCCATTTGTTATCCTCTTTACTTTGTTTTCTGGAGTATTCTATTATTATAGTACTCTTGCTAAGTGGAGGGATGTACAATATGCCAAATTGGCAGCGCGCCGTGATATTGCGCAAGATTTGTTTGCATCGGTGAGACACAGCAAAATGTTGTATTTCTTTTCATTTTGCTTTGCGGCCAAGATTTTATATAACTTTGTAAATCTTTTTCGTACTGTGTCGTCTGTCCAAGCTACATTAGCACCTGAAAGTGTTGCAGATATTGAGCAACGCAATGCAGAGGTTAATCCTTGGGCAACTCCCGTCATTGAACAAATCGAAATTGAACACTCTTGTGATACCATGACCCATGAACAGATTGTGCAGAAGGTTGCCAAAAACCTTATGCATGCTAAATTTGTGGAGAATGACTTTCAACAAGAATGTGATATTTTAGCCATTGGGGGTAATCTGTTTTTGGGACCAGCTCATGTTTTCCGCAATAGGAAGGACATGAAGGTTCTTGTCACTCGGGATAACCCAGATAACCTAAATTCTACGTTCAGGGGTTATGTGAGCACTGCTCAGATGACTTTTGTTGAAGGCAAGGATTTGGCGTTATTCTGCATTCCTTCGGGTGGAGTACATGCAGATATCTCTCATCTATTTCCTAAGGTGCTTACGACGAGTGGTTCTGCCACTATGTTGTATCGCAATCCTGATGGATCGTTACGCAATGATATGGTATTTTTGCGCTATACTAAAAATAGTGAGTCAGGCGGTCCTGGCTATGATTATACCACTCCTTACAATACATTTACTGGACTATGTATGGCTGTTCAAGTTGCCAAATTTGCCAAGTTTTGTATTGCTGGAATTCATTTGCGTGGAGTTACTAATACTCCTCGTGGTAAGAGTTTGATTCTTACCTTTGATGAGCTTGAAGCTGCTAAGAAATTGTGTCTTAGATGGAAGAGTGGATTTCCTTCGACTTCTCGAGGAGAATTCCCAAAGACCATTTACGATCAACAAGTCTTAACAGGTGTAGAGCCTCATCCGCACTCACCTTTACACTATCTTCCTAAGGGAAGTAGTATTGAATATTTAGGAACCAATCATCAGCGTTCTTCCCATACTTCTAGTAATGTGGTTGATACTCCTATTTCTGCTCTTGTAACTAAACATACTGGAGCTGAAAATAATTGGGGACCTCCCCAATTTCAGTCACGTCGTATGTGGCAGGAGTCCCTTAAATATTCTGCCAATCCTAGTGCAGGTATTCCACCTTCATTAGTGGATCGTGCTGTTGTGGATTACCAGGGCGCACTATATGATGTGTTTTCCGATCCAGAATTTGAAGGTATGATACGTGGTGAGTTGCGTCCTTTGACTCCTATGGAAGCTTTGTGCGGGCGTGATGATTGTCGTTTTATAGATGCACAACCAAAGAACACGTCTGCCGGGTTTCCATTGAGTGGACCCAAATCTAATATGATTACCATGTTAGATCCTTTGGACTATCCCTCACACCAATGTCCAGCCGTAGTTGATGAAGTTATTCTTGAACGTGTAGAACATATGAAAGAATGCTTTCGTGCTGGAAAGAGAGGATGGTCCATATTCAAGGCATGTGTGAAAGATGAACCTACGACTAAAGGTAAAGAGAAGGTTCGTGTTTTTCAAGCTGCTGATTGGGCTACTCAGCTGTTGATTAGGACTTATTTTCTCCCTATTGCACGCATTCTTTCGCTATTTCCTTTGAAATCCGAAGTAGCGGTGGGTATTAACGCTCAGGGACCTGAATGGGACCAAATCGCCAGACATATGAAGTCCAAAGGTGAAAATCGTATTTTTGCAGGAGATTATAGCAAATATGATTTGCGTATGCCTGCACAACTCATTATTGCTGCATTCAAAGTTTTGATTGATATTGCTGAAAGATATGGATCGTATAGTGAAGATGATTTATTGATTATGCGCGCCCTTTGTACGGAAGTCGCATATTCGTGTGTACATTATAATGGAGATATTATTATTCATCATGGATCTAATCCGTCTGGTCAAAATCTAACTGTATATGTTAACTGTATTGTAAATTCGTTATTGATGCGTTGTGCTTATTATGATATGTATCCTGCTTTGGAAGGCAATCCCCCGCCCTTCCAATGTGCAGTTGCTGTAATGACATATGGGGATGATGTTAAGGGATCTGTTGCCAAGGAATATCCTTGGTTCAATCACATTTCTTACACAGAATTTTTAGGTAGACATGATATCGTGTTTACCATGCCAGATAAGAAGAGTGTTCCTACACCTTATATGACTGATGCCGCTGCAGATTTTTTGAAGCGTCATAATAAATATAGTGAGGATACTGGACTTATTCATGGTTTGTTAGATGAGCAATCGATATGGAAATCATTACATTCTGTTCTTAAATCAAAGACTGTGTCTTTAGAGGATCAAAGTGCTATGAATATTGATGGGGCTCTTCGTGAATGGTGGCAATATGGTCGTTCAATTTACGAGATACGTCGTGCA